ATCGGCGCGGCCAGCAGCGCCTGGCGCGCGCCACTCTCGCCCAGGGGTTTGTCCCGATGTTCTTTCTCATGCGTCAGGTCAGGCTCGACAAGCGGCTTGATGTTGCGGGCGTGCGCCGCCGCGCTGGTGCTATCCTGGCGCGCGCCATTGTCGCTGAATTGGCGAACTCCGCATGAGCGGCGCCGCACGCACCATCGCCATTCGGCTTTCGGCGGAAAATGCCGAGACCGTGCGCCGGTCGCTCGAGAAACTCGGCGCCGATGGCAAGAAGGCGCTGGAGCAGATTGATAGCGCCAGCGCCAAGGCGCAGCCGGCGATGCGCGGCCTAGCCTCCGCGTCCGATGCAGCGGTGCGCAGCTTTGGCGCTTTGGGCAATAGCCTTGGCAGCACGGGCAGCGCCTTTGTCAGTGTCGCAGGCCGCGCCGGCGGTGCGGCGGCGGCCATTGCGGCGGTCGCAGTGGGCGCGGCTGCGGCGGGCAGTGCCATTGCGCGCGCCGGTGATCAGGCGACGGAATCACTCGCGCGCCTGCAAGCGGCAACGGGGTCCTTTGGTGCGGCCGAGAAGGTCTATCAAAACCTCTATGCGCTATCGCAGCAGACTGGGGTCGCCATCAGCGAAAGCGCCAATGCCTTTGCCCGCTTTGCCATCGCGGCGCGCGAGATTGGCGCCACGAATGATCAGGTGCTGGCCCTGGTGCGCACGGTGCAACAGGCTGGCATCATCGCCGGTGCCAGCACGGCGGAAACATCCGCCACCGTCATGCAGCTTGGCCAGGCGCTGGCCTCGGGCCGCCTGCAGGGCGATGAGCTCCGCTCAGTGCTGGAGAACATGCCAACCCTGGCGGAGGCGTTGGCGCGCGAACTGGGCGCCAGCGTTGGCGAACTTCGCAAGATGGGCGAGGCGGGAAAGCTGACGGCCGATGTGGTGATGCCCGCGCTGATCCGCGCCGGGCAATCGCTCAATGCCGAATTTGAGAAAATGCCGCCCACCATGGGAAGGGCTTTCTCCATCCTGGGCGAGGCCATGTCGCGCTTTGCCGGCGATCTGGATCGTGCGCTGGGGCTTTCCCAGGGCATTGCGCGTGCGGCGCAGGCGGCAGCAGCAGCGGTCAATCAGGGCCGCGTGGCGTTCGGGCTTGGCACGCCGATGGAACAAGCGAGCGCCGGCTATGATCGCAGCCGCGATCGGCTGGCGGTGCTGGATCAGCAGATCGCCAATGCCGAGGCCGCCCTTGCCGAGACCGCCATGCCTGGCGGCACGCGCGGCATCATGCGGCGCAATCTGGAAAACCTGCGCACCGAGCGTGAGGCAGCGCTACGCGAATTGCAGAATTTCATCACGCGCCGCAGCCAATTGGAGCGTGAGGCGCAGGAAGCAGGCGAGGCGGAATCCTACACCGCCAGCCAACGTGCCATCATCGCCGGGCGCCGTGCCGATCAGGCGCGGCTTGAGGAATTGTATAAGGCGCTCGACAAGGAACGCGGCATTCGCGCCGAGCACGCTGAACGCGTGCAGCAGATTGACGCCCTGGCAGCACGTGGCGCGATTGAGGGCGAGGAAGCCGCCCGGCTGCCGTCGCGATCGGACTGCCGGAAGCGCCACGCACCTGGCATGTCTGCGAATTCAAGACCCATAGCGAAAAGTCCTTCCTCGCGCTCAAGCGTGACGGCGTCGCCAAGGCCAAGCCGCAGCATTGGGCGCAGATGCAGACCTATATGCATCTGGCGGGGCTGGAACGCGCCTTTTACCTCGCGGTCAACAAGAACACCGACGAGCTCTATCAGGAGCGCCTGCATTACGACGCCGAGGCCGCCTTGCGCATCATGGCCAAGGCTGAGCGTGTCATTGCCGCGAACCGACCGCCCGCGCGTATCAGTGACGATCCCGCATGGTGGCAATGCCGCTTTTGCGAGCATCACGCCACCTGTCACGAGGGCGCGATGCCTGAGCGGCATTGCCGATCCTGCCTGCATGCCTCGCCCACCAATGACGGTGCCTGGCATTGCGCGCGGCACAACCATCAGATTGGTCGGCGCGAGCAGGAGGCTGGCTGTGTGGCGCATCTCTTTATCCCGGACTTCATCGCCGGCGAGCAGGAGGATGCTGGCGAGGATTGGGTCAGCTATCGGCTGCCGGACGGCACCGAATGGCGTGACGGCGTTGCCGATACGCCAACGCCGAAACTGATCCCGCACCGCCCGTGCCTTACCTGCAGCAACACCATGTTTCGCGTGGGACCCGGCAAGGGCCCGCATATCGCGGAATTGATCTGCACCGGATGTGAGCGAGGCGGTCGCTGGCTCAGCAAGGCCGACGCCGTGACGATGGGGGTGGCAGCATGAACCCGTCCATCCAGAACATTGAAAATCTCCAGAGCGCTGAGTTGAACGGCAACTGTTGCCACTGTGTGTACTGGCAGATGGTCCTGCAACGATCCGAGCTTGGCCTTCAGGACGAGGGGCTGTGCCGCCGCCGCGCACCTTCGGCGATTCCCTGCAGCCACCTGAACACCGACGGCCAGGACGCAACGGGGGAGCAAGGCTTGCTAACCGCATGGCCGCGTACCTTCGGCGATAGCGACTGGTGCGGCGACTACAAAGCTCGAGGAAAATTTGGCGGCCGCGAGCGGCCCGAGGTCAGCGCAACGCCATGACCCTCTCACTCCGCCCCTATCAGCGCTCGGCCATCGAGGCGCTCTACGGCTACTTCTCCGCCAGCGCTGGCAATCCGCTTGTCGTGCTTCCAACAGGTACGGGAAAAAGCCTCTGCATCGCGGGCTTCACGCAGGAGGCCATCGCCGCCTATGGCGACACCCGCGTGCTGATCCTCACCCATGTGAAGGAGCTGATCCAGCAAAACTTCATGGCGCTGCTGCGCGCCTGGCCCGATGCACCTGCAGGTGTCTATTCGGCCGGGCGGTCACGGCGCGACATTCACGCGCAGATCCTATTTGCCGGAATCCAATCCATCCGCCGCCACGCATACAAGGTGCAGCGTTGCGATTTGGTGCTGATCGATGAAGCCCATCTGCTCGGGCGCAATGATAGCGGCATGTATCGCCGCTTTCTCACACAACTGAAGGAGATCAACGCCGGCCTCACCAAAGTCGTCGGTTTCACCGCCACGCCCTACCGCCTGGATAGCGGCCTGTTGCATGAGGGCGAGGATCGGCTTTTTACCGATATCGCCTATGAAGTGCCGGTGCTGGAGATGATCCAGCAGGGCTATCTCTGCCCCGTGGTCCCCAAGCAGACCACGACCCAGCTTGACGTCGGCGGTGTCGGCACGCGTGGCGGTGAATTCATCGCCAAGGACCTTGAGGCCGCAGTCGATCGCGATGAGGTGACGCGCGCCGCCGTGGCCGAGATCGTTGAGCACGGTGCCGAGCGCGGATCCTGGCTGGTGTTCTGCTCGGGCGTTGCCCATGCGCGCCATGTGCGGGACGCGATCCGCGAGCATGGCATCAGCGCCGAGACCGTCACGGGCGACACACCCGGGCCCGAACGCGATGGCATCCTGACCGCATTCAAGGCCGGAAGGCTCCGCTGCGTCACCAACGCCAATGTGCTCACCACCGGCTTTGATGCGCCGGGCACTGATCTGATCGCGCTGCTGCGCCCCACCAAAAGCGTCGGGCTCTATGTCCAGATGGTTGGTCGCGGCACGCGCCTTGCCGAGGGCAAGGATGATTGCCTAGTGCTGGACTTCGCCGGCAACACAGCACGGCACGGCCCGATCGACACGGTGGATGGCCGCAAGAAGGAACCCGCAGAGGACGGCAAGGCGCCGATCAAAACCTGCCCCGAATGCAAAACCATCAACCACGCGAGCGCGCGGCACTGCATTGAGTGCGATTATGAATTCCCACCGCCGGTGGTGAAGGTGGCGCCAAAGGCAGCGTCAGACGCGCTGCTGTCGACGCAGATCCAGGCGGCCTGGTGCGACGTCACTGATGTTTCCTATGCGCGGCACGAGAAGCCTGGAAAGCCGGCATCGCTCCGCGTCACCTATGAATGCGGCCTTATCCAGCACAGCGAATGGGTGTGTTTCGAGCATACCGGATTTCCCCGCGACAAGGCGCTGTCCTGGTGGCGGCGTCGCGCACTCGACCTTCCGCCGCCCATGACGGTGAATGAGGCGCTGGCCCAGCAGCACCATCTGCGCCGCCCCATCGCGATCCAAGTCCGGCCCACCGGCCAATACACCGAAATCAC